TGTAGAAGTTACAACCAAACTATACAAACACCTAGCCGATAAGGTAAGTGAACAAGGACGTGATGCACTGGAGTTGGAGTACGCAACTAAGAAGCACTGTTCTGCACAAGAGAAGTACGGATGGTACTTCAATCAACGTAAAGCAATCGAGGTATTATATGATGTCAATGAAGAACTTAGAAGTGCTGAAGAAGAAGTGCACAAAGTATTTATCCCATTACCTACTTGGAAGAAAGCAACTGAACTCAAGCAAAAGTTCAAGGCTGACAACACTAGAACACTGGCATACGCCAAGCAGGTTAAGAATGAGTGTCATACTAATGATGCTGGTGAGTATGGTTACTTTGCTTATCCTCCTCTTAACCTAGGTAGCAGACAGCAAGTAGCACAGCACCTGATGCACTATGGATGGAAACCTACTGTGTTTACTGAGACAGGTAAGGTTAAGATAGATGAGTCAATCCTAGAGGATGTGGATATACCTGAAGCTAAGTTGATTGCTAGATACCTTATGTTACAGAAGAGGAAGTCACAGCTTGATAGTTGGCTGAAGCATTTCAATCCAGTAACACACTCAATACACGCACGAGTACACACACTAGGCACAGTAACTAACCGTATGTCTAGCACCAAACCTAACCTACAACAGGTAACTGCAAGTAGTAAAGAGTTTGGTTCTGAGATGCGTAGCTTATTTACTGTCAAACCTGGTAAGGTGTTGGTAGGTGCTGACCTCAGTGGATTAGAACTTAGATGTCTTGCACACTATATGAATGATGATGCATATACTAAAGAGATACTAGGTGGTGACATACACACAGCCAACCAATCAGCAGCTGGTCTAAGGACTAGAGGTGAAGCAAAGACATTCATTTATGCATTCATTTATGGTGGTGGTGATGAGTTAGTAGGTAAGATTGTAGGTGGTGGTAAGGATGAAGGGCGTAAGATTAAAGAGAGATTCCTTAGAGCTATACCACCACTAAAGAGACTGTTAACTCAGGTACGTAAAGCAACAAAGAAAGGTTACATCAAGGCAATAGATGGTAGGCACATAGGTGTTAGGTCTGAACACTCAGCACTTAACTTCTTACTACAATCAGCAGGTGCTATCATAGCTAAGCGTGCTTGGGTTATCTTTCATAACAAATGTACACTACCTTACAATCAGTTAGGTGTGATACACGATGAGATACAACTCGAGTGTGATGCTGAACACGCTGATGCCATAGGTGCACAGGTAGTAGAAGCAATGAAAGAAACAACAGAGTATTACAATCTACGCTGTCCAATGGATGGTGAGTATTCAATAGGAGGAAGTTGGAATGACACCCATTAAAGATAACATTAACCCTGACCACTACAAGCAAGGGAGCATAGAAGTAATTGAATTTATTTTAGACCAGAAACCTACATATTGTATTGGAAACGTGATAAAATATATCAGTCGATACAAAAACAAGAATGGTCTTGAGGACTTAAAGAAAGCACAATGGTATTTAAATAAAGCAATAGAGGAATATGAAAATGAAAACAATTAACACACTAGTAGATGATGTATATAAGATGATGGAAGATAAGGTATACACAGGTGACTTGCAGAAGATTGCGGACATAGCAGGTAAGGAAGTAAGTGATGCAATCGTAGATGCTATGACAGCAAGAGAAAACAAACCAGGCTTACGTATGTCAGGCATAGGTAGATGTGAGAGAGCACAGTGGTACAAGTACAAAGGTTATACAGAAGAACCTATCAGTGGTCAAGTCTTTCTTACATTCTTACAGGGTCACATCCTTGAGGCTGTACTGCTAGGGTTGGTTGAGTTATCAGGACACAAGGTAACAGGTAAGCAAGGAAAGCATACAGTAGAAGGTGTCAACGGTTCACAGGATTGTGAGATTGATGGTGAGTTAGTGGATGTTAAGACTGCTAGTGCTTGGTCATATGACAACAAGTTTAAGGATGATGGTATTAAGGATGATGCATTCGGTTACATCAAACAACTATCAGCTTATGGTAAGACAAAGGGCAGGGACAAGGGTTACTTCCTTGCATTCAACAAGAACAAGTCAACACTTAAGTTGTGTGAACAGCAGTTAGAACAGGACGTTGACAAACACATCGTCCAACTACAAGAGAAGATGACACTAGACACAGAACCTATGAGACTTGCAGGTGCTACACTAATTAACAAGAAGACAGGTGAAGAAAGATTGTGTATGAACTGTTCGTTCTGTGGTTTCAAGGATGAGTGCTACAACAATACACTTACAAGCAGACCAACAGGTAAGATAACCTCTTACTTTATTGACCCGATAGCAGGTAATTTCTAATGTTAACAATAGCAGAGTTAAAGGACAGGGTGGCACAGAACTATGATGTGTGCCTGATATGTGATGAGTTAGAATTAGAACCCGAGGATATTCTTGATGCATTTGAGAAGAAGCTATGGGATAAACGTGAAAGGTTTGAGGAGTTTTACAATGAATGATATACTATTAGTAAGTGGAGTATGGATGTTGATAGGTGCAGCTTGGACATACTACCTAGACAAGCGTTCATACAACGATGGTATGGTTGATGCTATTGTAATGCACAACAGAGGTCAACTAACATACACAACATATGACAACGAAGATGGTGAAGCTATCATCGAGATGGAGGTTAAGCCCAGTGAAAAGTGATTACTTAGGAATAACAATTGACCGTAGTCGTGACAAGATGATGACACCACAAGCGTTGGAGTTAGTCAAAGGTTACTACCTACGGGGCAAAGAGAAGTCACCGCAAGAAGCATATGCAAGAGCGTGTGTTGCTTACAGTGCTGGAGATGTTGAGTTATCACAGAGGTTATATGATGCAGTATCTAATGGTTGGTTTATGTTTAGTAGCCCTATCCTTAGCAATGCACCAGCACCAGATGAGGAAGCTAAAGGATTACCTATTAGTTGTTTCTTATCTTATGTACCTGATACATTAGAAGGACTCATTGACCATCAAGCTGAACTGGCTTGGCTATCTGTTAAAGGTGGTGGAGTAGGTGGTCATTGGTCAGATGTAAGAGCGGTATCAGATAAAGCACCATCACCTATACCATTTATTAAAGTAGCTGACTCAGCAATGACAGCATACAAACAAGGTCAAACAAGGAAGGGAAGTTATGCAGCGTATATGGACATCAGTCACCCAGATGTGGTGGAGTTTCTCAACATCCGTGTACCTACTGGAGGTGATAGCAATCGTAAGTGCTTTAATATTAACAACGCTATTAATATTACCGATGATTTTATTGGCAGGGTTGTTAGTGGTAGTGAATGGAATCTCGTTGACCCTCACGACAATACTGTCAGAGAGTCGGTTGATGCTAGAGAACTATGGGAAAGGATATTGGAGACTCGTTTCAGAACGGGTGAGCCATACCTTAACTTCATTGATGAAGCGAATAGGAAATTACCTAAGGAGTTAAAGGATGCAGGACTTGAAATCAAAGGAAGTAATCTGTGCAATGAGATTCATCTTCCCACAAATGAAGATAGGACGGGGGTATGTTGCTTATCCAGCGTTAACCTTGAGACGTTTGATGAGTGGAAAGCTACGTCTTTAGTATGTGATTTAATTACTATGCTAGACAACGTGCTTACTTGTTTCATAGAGGATGCACCACTAAAGGAGATGCGTAAGGCTATCAACTCAGCGTATATGGAGAGGTCACTAGGCTTAGGTGCTATGGGTTTCCATTCATACCTACAGTCTAAGTCTATCCCTTGGGAGTCAGCGTTAGCTGTTGGTAGAAATAAGAATATGTTTGCCTTGATTAAAGAGCAGGCGGTTGAAGCTACTAAAGCATTGGCTGATGTAAGAGGGGAGTATCTAGATGGTAAGGGTAGTGGCAGACGTAACAGTCATCTACTAGCAGTAGCACCTAATGCTAACAGTAGTATGATACTAGGTACATCACCTTCTATTGAACCTACTAAGTCTAATAGCTTTGTACATAAGACACGTATAGGCTCACACTTAATCAAGAACAAACACCTTGAAGCAGTGATGGAAGAGCACAGACTAAGACTAGGTAAGGATGAGGAGTGGTTGGT